AGTCGATACCCGCCCTTACGCTGTCCGGCCCCTTGAGCGCAGGCATAGCGTTTATGCCCATGCGATAGATTTCCTCGACCGACTTCTGCTCTGCACTATCCCAGTAACTTGGTAAGTGCACATCGATATCGGGATCGGCTATCATGCGGTCCCCGATATCCTGGTTCGTGAGTCCTGTCTCATAGAACATTTCTTGGAGCCAGAACTCATCGGCCTTGCGGTATATCTTGATGAGCGCTGCGGGGCTGACACTGTAGCCGAAGTCGCCGCCGTAGAAGATGTCATCGAAACGCAGGATCGTCGCCGGGAGCGGCTGCACGTCCCAGTCATAGATGCGACCTTTCGGGACGGCCCACATCCCGAAGAGGTAAATCTTCCTGAGCGCCTCATCGGTCAGAAGCGACAGTTGCTTCTTGTAGTCAACCCGTATTGACGCAATGGGGTTATCCTCAACGGTCGAAACGTGAACGCGGGCTTCTGGGTCGATGCTGTCGAAGAAGCGCTTCTTGAGCCAGGGCGCAAGCACCTCGTCCGGGTTGAAGCTCAGAATGATCTGCTTATATGACGGCCCGGGCTCACGCAGAACCAAATCGGTCTCGACGAACTCGCTCTCCGTGAACTCCGTCGCCTCCTCGATCCACATCGAGGTGATGGCCTTGATCGACTTGATCTTTTCGGGTTCGTCCAGACCATCGAAGAGAAGTTCGTTTGTCGTTCCGTTTCGCGCCTGGAATCGGATGACGTGATCCGATTTGTTGTATTCGAAAGGCACTTCATTGGCCCGAAGCAGCACCTGGAATACCTTGATGACGGATACGCCGCAGGTCTTACGCACCTTGCGCAAGATAAGGAAGCGATGGTTTCCCTCGTTCATGCAACGCGAGAAAACCTTCCGTGCGGCGAATTCGCTCTTGCCTGAGCCGCGCCCTCCGCAGAGGACAAGGTAGCGATGTTTATCTTCGAGGAGCGGATAGAAAGACGCAGAGAGCGTGATCTCGCTCATTTAGCGCCGTCGCCGTCCTTGGTGTGGATGACCTTGATGATGAACTCCCGATCCTTACCATCCTCGCCGGGAGTATTGCCAAGATGGAGATTTGAGGGCATCGTCTTGGAGAGCCAACCATAAAACGTGACGCGATTATGTTGACTTGATGCGATCCATTCGATGAGCCCTTTGAGTCCCCCCACCCGGGGATCGTTATAGGCGGCAAGACAGTCCTGGTAGAAGGATTCTGAAAGTTTAGACTTCGCCCCCTTCGGCCTGCCGCCGATTGGAGCGTGTCCTTTTTTGAATGGCATGGTTTTTCTCAGTATCATCTATGGCGACGATGCCAACCGAAACTTCCTCATCTGCCTTATGTAATCGCTGTAATGCGTCCATCACCTCATCCGTCGGCAGGAATCGGAGCCTAATCTCGCCTTCCTTGTCGCCGCTCACGAGGCTCTTGACGCTGATGGATTTTATGAGTGCAGGGAAGGCGGTTTTCATGGTAGGTAAGGCGGCCGATTTTCCCTTTAGGGGAAGGCTCGACCGGCGGAGCCCCGGGTGTGGTGTTCCGGGTTCTAGTTACTCGGCCTTTTTTGCAACCGTCCCCTTATGCCGATCGGGGAGAACCCACTTGATCACCAACCCCTTTCGCGTCTTCTGCGCGGAGTCGCTTTCATCATTGGGCGGCATTATCTCGGGACGTTCACCCTTCGCGTGTCCGCCCGTCGTGATTACCAACCTCGATTTTAGGTTAACGGCGGTTAACCTTAATTTGACAGTTCCCAGGTAATGATGATTACTTTAATAAGGGCGTTCGCTATGAAAGCGAGTCGGCCTTCGCGTTCATAGCCGCCTGCATTGCCTTGCCTATGGCGGCGACCACGGCGAAGAGGGTATAGACAATGACCACCAGGACGATCAGGGGAAGCAGGGCGACGCAGATAATGCCGACGATTGCCGCGCCGATAATCTGGCCGATGCGCTTCATGCCTTCTCCTTCTCATTCAGGGCAACGATCTTTGCCCGCAGCCGCTCCAGCCCCTTCGCTGTCACGTCCTCGAAATCCCACCTCTCGCGTAGCCGATAATATTCATCTTGCTTATTCGTAAAGAAGCGGATCTCCTCGATGGCGTATTGATTATCCGAGTCGATCTCGTACACTTCCACGCGGCCGCAGACGTAGCCCTCGAAATCGCGGTTCAGGATGCCCTCTTCGATGAACGACAGGAAGAACGTCTTGCCCCTCATCGGTTATGCCTCACGGCCCAGTACGTCCCGATCCCGTTCCCCACGACGAATCCCACGATGCACGTCATGTCGTGTGTCGCCAGCGCCCGTTCGATCACCCCGAAGGTGAACAGGGGAATGATCACGGCATAGACCGATGCCCGGAAGGCCCGACGCTCCGATAAGGCCAGGTAATACCATGCGATGAATATATCCGCGACGACCCCGAGGGCGACGTAGATAAGCAGGGTCAGTAAGCGGAGGCTCATCGGCCCTCCTGGTCATTTGGCTCCCCCGAAAACAATGTATATTGCAATGGTGGCTAATTCTCCGATGATGACATATAGCAAGAATCGAATGGCATCAAGTTTATCATCCAGAGATTCTTTCATCCCATCTTTCCTTTCGCCCACCGCCACACGACGACCATGCAGAACCCGAGCGCGAGCAGTGCGCCGATGTTCAGCGGCGAGAACTGGAGCTTTACCTGAAGGGCAAAGGCTATGTTCAAATACTCCGGCATGAGATTCATGGCTTGGCCCTTTTCCTACTCGCGGTTGCGGCCACGGCTGCGTTTGCGGCGGCGGCTGCGGCCCCGGCAACGGCTATCGATAAACCCTTGATGTCCTCAAAGAGCTTTTTGTGGTCATCGCGGTTCTCTGTATGAAGACTGGCTAATTCCTTCGCCAAATCCGCACCTTGTTTCTCGCCTGAATCTATCTGTGATGCAAGCCCTGAATGGAGCGCACATGGCTTCCCATTCCCGTTCTTGCCGTTCTTGCGGGCATCGTAGATTAACTTACTCCAGGCTGCTATATTACCAAGTCCGATTCCGATGGCTGTGATTTCACCTGCGGATAATGGCATCTCATGTCCCCTTGATCATGTCCGACCCAATTTTTATAGCGGCGGCGATTATAATCCCCGTCTTTATGTTTCCCGTGACCCGCGCCCATCTCAATTTACGTTCTGACACCTTCCACCCCTTCTCGGCAAGCGTGCGAAGGTGAAGTTCGCCCTCGTATTTCTGCTTCCAGGATTCGCTTATCGTAACCTGAGCGCTATACTTCGCGGCCCATGCGGAGATTACCTTGTCCTTCTCCGCTATGATGAGCGCCGCGGTGTTATACTTCGCACGCCAATTCTCTACCATAGCGGTTAGGATCGGCACTCGATCTGTATCGGTCTTGGCCTGGGCCAACCGGCCCCCGAGCGTGACAAGATCGGCATCCCTGTGGCCAATGGTATCGGTTAGGCGACCAATGGCCCTGTTCTTCTCGGCGATCTCTTTGTCCCGTTGCCCCACAATCTTCTGCATTTCGCCTATTTGTAGGGTAAGCGCTTTGCCGTTTACTCGTTCTTGAGTAAGCGCTTCTTCATACTTCCCGGCGGCAACGGATGCCTTATCGCGCAGGCGCAGGCCGTCGCAGACCGCGACGGTCAAGGCCAATGCGAGGCCCAGCGCGATCCAGTATATCGGCTTGATTTTCATGCGTCAGGTTTGCGTCAGGTTTCCCTTACTTCACCACCTGCTTATAATACCCGGACGAATAGACGAACACGCCAATCCCATAGACCAGCAAATTCAGCACGGTGAACGTATGGGCAATGGCGGCCAGGTAATAAGCCGTTGCACCCAAGGACGCGATGGCTGAAAGGATAACGGCCTTCGTGTCGTCCACCTTGAGCCATGCCTTCAGAGCGGCGATAATGGTGGAAATGACTGGCCCGGATACGAGGGCAACGATAGCGTTGATAATCGTCATGTCAATGGTCATATTGACCTCCTTGAAAATTTATTTCCCGCTCGGTATTTCAGGCGTGGATTCCATATTCTGTACGTCAACCCCTGCGAAATTCGGTTGGAGTGTGAACCGATGCTTACCGTCCTTGGCTTTCTCGGCTAGGCCCAATTCTTCATAGATCACTTCCAATGTGCCATTAAGCTGTTGAAACCAAGCCTGTTCGTATTGGCGTTTCAGCTCGTTCAAGAGCCGCGCCTGAGTTTTGGTGAACGGGACGGATTCTTTCATCCCTTCTCCCTTCCCTCTAAAAATATCTGTGCTAAGAAAGCATAATTGCGAATGTCGCGGAGAGTATCCGCTATAGATTCGCCCTTTACGTTGATTGCCCCGCTTTTGGCAAACTGTTCAATGCGGCTGAACTTGTCAGACAACCGAACGATAATCCCCAAGAGTCCGAAGCGTCGAAGGTTGCCCAGTGCATCGGCCTCGCCGCTGTAATCATGTCCCTTAGACCTTAGGAGCTCCATGTCCTCAGCGAAGTAGGACTGGATGAGAGCGTCGCGTTCTTCAGGCTTCATCCGGCACGCTTTCCACGCCATAATATGCAGGCATTCCCAATTCAATAGCCCTTTGATATTCGGCTTGGCATCCAACACTTGCAACCCATCCCGGCAAAAGGATGATAATGTCCGACACCTCAAGGAACGCCATGCTTAGATTCTTGATCTGCTCTTCGGAGATCGCTTCGCCTGGCCGCAGATGGAGAAAATATTGCAAATCGAGGCCCGGACAATATGGCGCATATCCCTTTTGGATTAATTTCATAGCGGCTGATATAAGATCGCGGACGTTGAAAAGGTATTCAATGGCCGCGTTCTGCGTATCCATCCTATTCCCCCGGGGCGTCATGGGCCCCGCAATATAAGCAAATTTCACTTGGCTTTTTTCTTCCCTTTCGGTTTGATCGCCCAGACTGCTGAGACCGGCAACTGTGATGTTGACGCCGGTTCACCCTTAACTATATGACCCGAAAGATCAACGAGTTTTAGGCGCAATCTCTCATGGTCAACAAGTCCTAATGCATGAACCCGCCCGGCAATCATCCACGGGCCGAAGACCGGACGTTTCTCCCCAGCATTAGACGTAACGGCAACGGGCTTGCACGGCATAAACATATAGCAAGACGAGGTAGCCGTTTTCTCCATGCCGCACTCGAAACGCGGCTTGAACCCGTTCTCTAGGAATTCAGCCCTATGCTCGCATCTGTAGCAGAGGCCGAGTCCGAGAGTCTTTTCCGCTTCTTCGGCTTTCATTCTGCCCCCGGAACCGGGATGAACACATCCCCATTCTCTTGCTTTTTCATATCTTCCATGTTGGCAATCTGCCGACGATATGTTTCGATCTTCGCGCATTCAAAGGCGCCGATGATCTCGTTGAACACCCGATACGATATCCCGTGCTGTGTCAGATACATTTGACCGAGCATCGTGACGAGATAGTTCAGCTCCCCGGCGGTATCGATGCGCAATCCCTTTACCCCGGTCTCGAAATCGAGGAACGATTCGCGTCGCGCCTTGGTGATATAGGGCATCAGCTATCCTTCCCGATGACCTCGTAGATTTGCCGACGCGAGTCCGGGTGCCCACTCGTCGATCCCATGAACGTGACCTTAATGAATTCAACCGCCGACGCAGGCTTGGCCTTCTCCTCGGCGTAAGATTCATTCCAAGTGAGAGCCGAACCCGTTATGTAGTCATAACCCAAGCGCTTGATGACGGATTGAACCCCCGCCTCGAACCAGGTCACGGGGATGCGCGACGTAACATGGAAATGCCCCGAAAATGCCGCATCGACCGTCGGACATATCCGGCGGAGGCAG